TCAGCAAAAGTGAATTCTCTTTGCTTACGAAAGATATCGTCGAAGTTATTTCTGAACGCTTCGCCGTCTACGTGACGGGGAAGATCTCCTTTTCCTGCTCCAGATCCAAAACTCATAACGAGGATGGGCTTAACCGATTAACGAAAACTTTGCAAGAAAAAAAAATTTAAACTCATTTACCACAGATGTTTACAGGCCCAGTATCTGGCTGTTGTCTTGTCTTTGGCGGTCTGGCAATTATGGCGCGCCCTGAAATTTGAGCGTCGTTTGGGGTCCTTGTGCTGAGTAAAATCCTCGTATCCACGCGCGCCGAACGAGACTTTTCTGACCTTATCGCCTTGCTTTCCGAGCACAACAAACTTTTTCTCGGAGTCCTTTGGGGCGCGCTTTGGCTTATTAAAGCCAGCGAACAACTCGCCGCGGAACTGGATCTTCCCAGACGGCAGTCTTTTAAAGTGTTTTGGCGTGGCCATAATCTTGAGTATATACTTTGTATTGACAAGGGTCAATAGATTAGTCTTGGTCCTCGTCTGCCAACTCTGCCTCGACCGTAACCTGTTCTGCCTTAACGCCTTTTGTAAGAACGTTCAGGTTAATTGCCAAGCCGCCCGACCCAGCGCCCTTTGCGTTAAGGCCCATATTGGTGCGGAGGATCTCGTTAAGCGTGGCCAAGTCCCGCATATTCTTAACGGCCGGAGGCATTGCCGCTGTGGTCTTAAGAATGTTCAGACCCAACGCGACCATAATCGCTTGGTACCGGTCCGCGGTATCACCGGGCCTCTGCAGAGCCGCTTCAATAGCACCCATAATCTGCTCGGCGTTCATTAGCCTCTCGGTCGGAGTAAGCGTTTCCTCGACGCTCGGCAGTACGGCCGGGTTGGCTGGCTGCTCCTCGACCTGACCCAAAGCACCGCCGTGCGTAACGCCGTTCTGTTTGACCCAGCGGCGGATTGTGGTCGCGTCAACGCCGATATTCCTTGCGATGTCAGGGACCGCGTGTCCCTTGGCGTATAGGTCCAAAGCCTTTTGACGCACAATTGGTGGCTGAACGCGGCCCTTGCTGGGATTGCTGCTAAGCTTTGGGTCTTCTTTTGCTTTCATGGATTTGATGCATAATGCCTTTACGCGAGCGGGTCGTAGCCCTCGAATACATACGCGTAGGCGTGGCTTTCAAGCCAGTCTGGAATAGATATACGCACAACCAAGCGGTCAAACAGAATCTCGGCTCTGTCTGGAAATTCGGCTGCGATTTCGCGTAGCTCATCGTATTCGCTTTGATTCGCTACAAGATGTTCTATGAAGTGCGTTTCCACAACGCTGTTATTACAAACATAAATTACTTGCATTTGCAAGAAATATTTGGTTTGTTCTTTGGCGATGGCTAAGACCCACAAATACGACGCGCTGCTATTGCCTGACGGAAGTTGGGACGTTGCTGGTATTGCGGCCCCTGTGTGCAACGAGCTCAGCGCGTTATTGTTTGCTTTTGCCGAGCACACAGTACCCGCGGCCAGAGAACATATTTTTTGGTGTATTGCTGACATACTTTGGAACGGCCCTGAGCGGCCGCAGCCGTTGTTCGCGCGGCACCCGTGGGCCGAGCAAATGATCCATGCAGCGAGCAGGGAAAAATATTTGGCTATTGGTGGAGCCGCTTCTAGCGGTAAGTCCTACACAATGGCTGGCTGGGCCATTGTTAACTGGCTTGCCGCGCCAGACAGAACCTTGATTCTTGTAACCAGTACCACTCTACGGGAAGCGCGCAAGCGGATCTGGGGCGCTGTTATTACTTTGCTGACCGCGGTTCCGGGGCTGCCAATCAAGATTCGGGATTCAATTGGAAGCGCCAACTATATTGACGCTAACGGTGTTATTTATGACCGCGCAGGGCTGAGCCTTATTGCCGCCGAAAAGAGCAGAACACGCGAAGCGACCGGCAAACTAATCGGTATTAAACAAGAGCGTGTTATGCTGGTAGCAGACGAGCTTAGCGAGCTTAGCCACAGTATTATTCAGACCAGCCTTAGTAACCTTAGCAGTAACCCTAATCTCAGGGTTGTCGCTATGAGCAACCCGTGCAGTCGTTTCGATGCGTTTGGAGACTGGTCGGAGCCCAGCAAGGGTTGGGACTCTGTGGTCTCCGAAATCGAGTACAGCTGGAGGACAAAATACAATGGGCTGTACCTACGGTTCGACGCCGAGCAAAGCCCTAACATTCTTGCTGGTGAAGATATCTATCCGTGGCTCCCAACCCAGCAGCGCATGGACGAGGCCAAGGCAAACTTGGGCGAGAACAGCCGCGGCTTTATGCGCATGTACCGCGCTATATTCTTCGACAGCGACGAGGCCGAGGGCGTTTACGGGGAGAGCGAACTCACGCGCGGTGGGGCCCTGCAGAGAACCACCTTGCGTGACTCTATTAAGCTTGCGGCGCTGGACCCCGCGTTCACCAACGGCGGTGACCGAACCATGCTCCGGTTCGGTGAGCTGGGCTACGATGAGCGAGGCCAGTATGTTCTCCAGTTCACGGACTCCGTGCTGTTGTTCGAGGACGAAACAAATAAGTCAATTCCGCGGACGCACCAGATTGTTAAGCAGCTCAAAAGTGTTTGCCAGCAGCGAAACATTTTACCAGAAAATGTGGCTATTGATGCTACCGGCGCGGGCGCTCCGTTTTGCGACGTGGTGGCCAGCGAGTGGAGCCCTGAGATTCTAAGGGTGGTGTTTGCGGGCAAGGCCACAGACCGCCGGGTCAGCATGAGCAACGCCACCAGCTGCTATGACCTGTACGCAAACCGCGTTACCGAGATCTGGTTTGCGGGCAAGGAGCTAGTTCGTTGTGGCCAGCTTAGGGGGGTGGACGCTGAGCTCGCCAAGGAAATGACCGCGCGTCAGTACGAGACAATTAAGGGCGGCGAAGGTTTAAGAATGCGGGTAGAGGGAAAACCGGACTTCCGTAAACGAACCGGGTATTCCCCCGACAACGCGGACGCCGCATTTTTGCTTGTGGATCTGGCGCGTAATAGGCACGGCCTGATCGCGCTGGAGTTGGCTTTAAACCCGCAAGACGGGCAGCCAGTTCAGCGGCAAATAAACTTCAAGGACTTGCAGGTTGAAGCACGCACCGCGCACAGTATGCTGCTAGAATTTACCTAGTTTATTTTTTCCTTGCCTATTTTTAAATAGTCTAGTACATTTCGCATTATGTCTTTACTCCGCAAAGCAAGCACACCAATCGCTCCAGAAAGCGCAAGACTGCTCCGGGAAGCTAGGCGCGCTAGACGCCAAGGCTTTTCTAAAGTAGCTGATGCATTGGCTATGCAAAGCTTTGAACAAAAAAGTAAGGAGCCTACTATTTGGCGAAGCGGTGAAAGACAAGCTATGGCAGATCTTAAGCAAGGTCTGGCGCAGGCCGAGTTCAAAAAAGCTCAAGAAAATGCAACTCAGCAAATTGCTGGGCGACAAGTCCTTGCCGATCAAATTAAACAAAAAGCCGCTCGCGGTGACGAAGATACCTTTGACTACGCGAGTCAGGAGGCTCCTAAATATGGAGTAACCGCTGGAGCCTTGGCGGACTTTTTCCAGCGCAATAAACTAAATTACGGACGCCCAACTGCTAAAGTTGAAGGAGCATCTGGGGTGCAAGGAGCCGGGGGCCTTAAAAGAGCTATTGATTTGCCGGGCGCAAAAAGGCAGTATAACTAATACTAAACAATCTTAAGTCATGGCTGAAACAGAAGAGGAAAAAAAGAAGCGCTTAGCCGACGAGGCGTCTAGGAAACAAGTGTTGCCCGCACCAAACCCCGCGGAAGTAAAAAGTAAACTGCCAAACGCAACTGTAGGCGAGCAAACAAGAGGAGCTGGCGGAGTGCGGCTTGACCAGCAAATCGCTCCTGCCGGTAAAGAACTAATCGGGATGCGGTCAGGAGTGCCCATTTATGCCGACGCTAATGATGTTTATGGCGGCGGCGCTCCAGCCAGTCCCGTACCGCAACCCGCGGCTGCCCCGGCGGCTGCAACACCAACGACTTCAACCGCGCCGAGTCAAAGCTTGCAGCAAATGCGGGACACATACCAGACTAGCCAAACAGCTACGGCTACTCGCGCGCAACAAGCCCCGCGAACAAACCCATACGAACCAGTTAACCGTGGGGGTTTCTTCAGCAAAGAATACGCACAACAATTTAAAGCCGCGCAGGCAGCCGCAAACCAGCGGGCCATTGACCGTATTGGCGCGCCGCGCCAAGATCTCCCCACCAGCACCACAACAACAAGCAATGCCGCGGCGTCCGCGCTTAGAAACGCAGCGGCGCAGCCACGCGTAGCCACGGCCGAACAAGTTCGTGCGGCGGGGTTCGGCCCTAAGGAAACTGATCGACTTTTGTTTACTGAAAATTTGACGCCAGAGGACCTCGAATCATACGGGCGAACAGCCGCGAATAAGCGTCTTAGGGATAGAAGCATCAAGAACTACTAATGGCTGAAAAAGATATGCCTTCTTTTGCGGTGGACGCGGACATTACTCCGCTGCAGGGCCGTTACTTTCAGAACGTGCAGAGCCGCATTTCTGATCCTCGTCTGCGCACCCAAGCGTATGGGCTTATTAAACAAACGTTTGGGGGCATTCAACAGGCGCGCGATATACAGCGGGCCCGGCAGCAGGAAGAAGAAGACCGCGCGCTGAACATGGACGTGCGCCGCGCCCAGCTTGAGCAAGGTAAACTCGAGCTTGGTTTGGCCCGCGAAAAGTTCAGGAGACAACAAGAGTCGGCGGCAACTGGGGCTAGTATTTATGCTGAACTTGATCGTTTTGCAAAAGATCCCAACCTTACACCAGACGAGAAGGCTAAGGGGATTTACGGTGTTGCGGCACAAAATCCTGATTTCTTTACAGACAATCCGGCCGCAACAAACAGACTTAACTTTACGTTGGGTGCGGCTGGCCTAGGTAAAGGCAAAGCGTCTACCGCAATGACCCCCGCAAAAGAAGCTTCGTCGGCCCAGAGACTTATGGAGTCCGGGACAAGCATAGCGTCTCTTGCTGCTATGGGCTATAATGTAGATAATCCTGCCATTAAAGATATGTTCAATAAGATGCAGGCGGATCAAACAGCCAAGCTTGCAAAAGAAACCATTAAGCCTTACGAGGACGCTATTAAGTCTCTTAATACCGCTGATGCGAGTGAAGCTGGGGACATTAATTGGGGCGATGTTGACGCAGGTTTGCGCGCCTTGGATGAACTGGGCTTGGTTGACGATAAGACCAAAAAAGATCTGGAAGGTGTTGGTGTCCGAACCTTTAACCCGGACGCTAAACTTCCTAAGTACAATGCTGACGAATTTGTCAAGCTAAGGAAAAAAGCTTTCAGCATTATTAATTCTACAATTAATAAAGCGGGCGTAGGGGGCGCAGCACCAGCCCAGACGAGCCCCGGGATTAATGTAAATTCATTGACCCAGTAAAACTTTGGTCTTGACTAGCTAGACCTTTGCGTAGTAGTGTGTGACTCTACGCTATGCCGCAGATTACTAAAGACCCTCTGGGAAACGATGTTGAAGTTCTTAGTCTGACCGAGTGGTCGGATAAAAATCAAAAGGAACTCAGTGAAGACACGCTTAACCAGTACGCTGGATACGCTACGGGTCAACTACTTCGGAGCGGCCAGAAGCCAGACGAGTTTCAAAATAGTCTGTATAGCGGGCTCTTTAACAAGGGCGTGCAAGCGGGTGTTTTCCAGCCGCAAGACGAGCAGCAAAAAACTCAATTGTTTGAGAGCTTCGCCAATAAGTCTTTTGTTGACGACGCGTCTGACCTTGACTTGGTTAGCAAGAGTCTATTGAACACGGACCCAGAGCAAGCGGCGCGTGTTGCTGATGTTTACCAACGAGTTAAGTCCGGCCAACCAGACCCTAATCTGGAGCTAGACTTGGAAGACGTTAGGAAGAATATCGCTACGCCAGACGTAATTCAACAAGCCCGTATTGGTTATGCCAAAGAGCGCGGGCTAGGCTTTATTGACTATCCAACTGGTGAGCCCAGCAAACGGGACGTTTGGATTAACACCCAAGCGATCCCAGACCGCAAGGCCGTATATGATACTTTGGATCTGGCACAGGGTATTGTTGACCCACGTTCAGCAGCGCTGGCCGAGGAATGGATTAAAACAGACGAAGGGCGTACAACCAATCGGTGGGGGCAGCGCACAAATTCTGAGATTCAAAGCCTTCTTCAAGAGCGTTTGACTCAAGCCGATCCAGAGTCTGGGTTCCAGCAGAACATGGCCAGCGCCGTTGAATACGCCAGCGAATCCGCTAAAGAATACGGGATTGGTGCAGACGTAACCGCCAAGGCCCCAACTGATGAAGTCGCCGGAACTAAACAAGTTATTGCGACTCCGGCTGGGGCGGTTTACGCAGAAGGCACCGCACAAAGAGTGGCGAGCAACCGAGTAGCTGATACCGCTATTCGTTCCGCATATCGTAATCTCAAGGAAACCGATCCCAATAATGCGCTTGTATCAGAGTATAGTGAAGATCAATTCTTGAACGCCGCACGAGATTTTGTGCGCCAGAGAATTACTACTCCTACAAACCAAGACGATCCCACAAAAAATTTCGTTACTCTTACAGACGGCACTCGTGCACCCTTGGCTAGCGCGGCGTTGCTGCCAAAAGAAAAGTTTGCGCAGGCCATGGATACTCTTGGTCTGGACGAGAAAGAAAAAGCTGCGGCGGCGAGTCTACGTACCAGTTGGATTTCGGCAAACCTTACACCGATTAGGGACGCGCTGTTTGATTTTGAAGGTGACAAGTTTCTAGAATTTACTCAGAAAAATGTAGATAAATACAGTGGTACTGTTGAACTAACAGAAGCCTATTTGGATCAAATGGAGCCCAGCGCACGAAAGACATTTGGTGCGAAAACACAGGGAGTTCTTAGGTCTATTCCTAATTCACTTTCAGCCATTGTCCAAGCAGTGGGTGGTGGTGCGTCTAATGCGATTAACTGGGAAGGTGGTCAAAAAGCTTTCGCTGACTGGGCAGAAGCCGATGCCATGCAAGAACAACGCCGCGGAACTTATGTCAATCTTTATGGCGGAGAACTGGGGCTCGGCTACACCATAGCCAGCCAAGCGGCCCCATTGCTGGCGGATATCGCTATTAGTAAAGGCGCAGGAACACTAGCTAAGTCTGTGGCTAAGCCTGTAGTTGGCACAGCCATTCGTACCACGGAAGGTCTAATGGGCCAGACCGCAAAAACATTTATTGGTAATGCGCTTAAACCAGAAACTAAAAGCGTAGTCGGCAATTATCTTAAAAAGTTTACCGTGGCCGGGGCTGAGAAAAGTCCAGCTCAAGTATTGCGCGCGGTGCGCCGAGACTTGGAAGAAAAGTTTGTGGTGGGAACTGCAACAGCTACACAAATTGGTACAAGCTTTACGCGCAGCGCGCAGCAATCATGGACTAATACTACCATGGAGATGCGGCAGGCTAAAAATCCAGACGGAACGCCCAAGTATACCGAAGAAGAAATTAATGACGCGGCCACTACAAACGCACTGTACAGCGGAGCTATTACCGCTTTGGTAGAGCGCGGATTTGGTAAGGTATTTGGTGAGGGTGCTGACGTCACAGCAATTGGAACTGCAAACCTTCGTCAAATTAAAAGCTATAGCAATCGCCTAACCAACGCGTTGGAACGAGGAGGTTTTGGAGGCCCAGAACTTTTCGACACACTTAAACAAGTTAGTCGCGAAGTAGTTAACGAGGGTTGGGGCGACGCGGTAAAACAAATCCCAGCGGAAGCATTGGAAGAATTTACTGATGAGTTTACCCAGAACGTTGTTCAAAACCTTTTGAACGACGAGCAAATTAACTTTAAGCAGGCGTTCACGCAAGGACTGCAAGCGGCTGTTGTTGGTGGTGTATATGGTGGTGCGCTTGGCACAACCAATAAGATTGGTCTTAGACAAGCCGATATTGCGCGTGACACATTTGCAGGCACCGCGCAGTCAATTGAGCGGGACCTAATGGACCGCACGGTGGCCAAGCTGCAAGAGTCCGGCGGCAACCCGCAAACAATCGCGGCGCTTCAGGACCGCATGCGCGTAGCACAACGACGCGGACAAGCGATCAGCCAAAACATTCCGGTGCGCGCGGCCAAGCAAGAAATTATCGACAGGCTTGACGCGACTAGCGAGGAGCCATTTGAAATTCCTACAGCCCCTGCTGAACCCCTTGCTACTAAAGCTCCAGCGTCTGTAACAAGCTTGGCCAAACAATTGGCCAAAGAGCTGGCCGTTAACGAGGAAGAACTTAGTTCGGTTCAGCCAAGCGGTACCGATAAACAAGGTGCCCCACAAATTACACCGAACGATGTGCGTGCTTTTGTTAATCGGCGCACCGAACAAATGGGTCTGGACCTTAATAGCTTCTTGCCGGGCCCGGACATTACTGCCCCCGAGGGAGGCTTCCAACTTGTCGGAGACGAACAAGCGGACAACCCAGAAAACCGTACGTTCAATGACCTTAGCAATAGAGTTGTAGTAATCGACGGACTGCGCGGAAGGCTGCGCATTGAAGACGAAGGAGTTATTCTTGACCCCGAAGACGGCTCGACACCTTTTGAGGTAACGCCTAACAAGGATCTTCCAGTCAAGGACTTTGAAGGCTTTAATACTTTGCTTCAAGAAGGGGCCGCGGTTAGCCCGCGCCGCCAAGCTCGTGAAGTGTCTGAGGTTACTGATGGTGGTCAAATTGTTTATGGCGATACAACTTACGACCTGCCTGAGCAACCGCTAATTGCGAACGTTAAAAAAGACGATACCGGCGCTGTTGAATCAATGCACATGCGTGTGTTTAACAGCAAAGGTTTAGCCACATGGGTTTATGTTGCTGGTGATAACGTACCAAAAGTGGAAACAGCCTACCGTACGCGCGGTCCAGAAGCTGTTACCAATCTCGCAAGCGCAGTAGAAACCGCGGGGCGAGAAAATACACGTCGTAATATTGCGGCGCAAACCTTTAAGGCCAAGCAAAGCAAGCAACGCCGCCAAGATAAAAGAGCCAAGAACAACGCACCGCTGGTAACAGACCGCGGACAACGCGCGGCGGAGGCGGCCCCAGACTACAGGGCCACCCGCATTAACCAACCCGGAGCCCCACAACAACTTGTGGAGGAGATCCGCGCGGTGGCCACCCAGCTTGGAATCGACCCAGAAGTATACACGGACGACGCGGAATTGTTCGCCTTGGTTGCACCAGAACTGGCGGCCGGTCTTGACCTTCAGGCGTTTACTCCGCAACAGAAAAGTCAGGCCGTCCAAAATCTTGCGCGTAACGGCAATAATCCTGAAACACTTTTGGAGTATCTTATAAGCGATGAACTATTGCCGCCGCAAGAACGCGTAAAACGAGACAGCAATATTGCAGCGCTGCGTGCTCGCAACAGTAACCAACTTAAGAAGCACGGCATTAAATCGGGCGCTAGCGTTAAGACAATCCTAGAGAATGTCGCGCGCACCGCCTCCAATAAAGCCCATAGGGAATCGGCCAAAGAACTTCTTAGACTGGGCGCTGATAGCGTCCCAACTTCGTTTGCGTATTTGCAAAACAATATTGGAGTAGCTGGGGCATACTTACCAGCAAGCAACGCGGTTGTTGTTAACTTGGCCAGCGACAACGGTGGCGGTGCTCTGGACGCTTTGCTTCACGAGCTCGGGCACGCGGTTACTGACCGCGTTGTAACGGCCCCTAGAAACGATTTCGAGCGGCAGATTCGCGATAGGCTTATGTCCTTGCGCGCCCAGTACGCGGAACGCGCTAACGCAAAGTACGGCAACAACATGCCGCCGGACTTGCGGTACGCTCTGGAAGGTCGCGCTAGTTTGTCTGAACCGTTTAGTGATGTTGACGGAGCCCGTGAACTGGTCGCGCACTTCTATGGGTCCAGCAAGTTCCGCAAACAACTAGTCGAGCTTAGCCCCAAGGGTGAGCGAAACTTTGTTCAGAAATTTATTGATCTTATTGCAAGCCTGTTTAGCGGGCAACCAGTAGCCAGCAAGCAGTACAAAGAGCTGGCCGAAGTTATTACTGATCTGTCAAACGCAAACCAAACGCTTGGACAAAACCCGTACGGTAGAACCGTTGGCCGTGTGGCCGCCAGCCGTGCGGGCGTTAACCACGAGAACAGGGTCGGCCCACTGTTTGGCGTACCAAACCCGCACTCGCGTGACGACCTTGAGTGGATTCTGCACCAAGTGCAAACGCTGCGGTATTCGGATCTTAGCAACGAAGAGATTAACGATATTATTCTTACCCAGAGGTTCGGTATGTTCACCGGGGAGAACCCCAACGATACCCAGTTCTCCGAAAGAGAAAACAAGGAGTTCAACAAGAAGGCTGTACAGTGGCTGAAGGACCGTGGGTACCAAGTAATTCCAATTGTTGGCAAGTATAACCGCGGCGAGAATAGCTTCCTTGTTCCCGGACTCACGGACCAAGACGCGGTTGACGCAGCCAATGAGCTTGTACAGGACTCCGTTGTAACCAACACAGGAATGTACTTTAAGAACGGCATGTATAGCCCGCGCGTTGGCGAGTCTCTTAACCAACCAATCGGGGCCGACGACAACTTTTTTAGTACGCTGTTGGACACCAACGGCGACGTAACAACAATCCGCGTTGAGTATGACCTAGACACGAGTCTGGATTCTGGAATCAAGTACAGCAAGGGCGACCAGCAAGCCGCTCCTGTTACAAAGATCGCAAGAAGCTTGGCCGCGCAAGGCGAGTTCCAAGTTGTCGAGGACCGAGAAATTAACAAGCCCATGCAGTTCGTTGACGGACGCCTTGCTGTTAATCCAGCCTTGGCCGACGCACGCTATGAAGCCTACGACGCTGAAGACGCTGGCGACCTGCAAGAACTCGACACCAGACTCGCTGTGGCGATTGGCTTGGCCAACGAATCAAATGGCCCGGACATTCAGCTTAGCTTTGAAGAGGTTGGGCTTAGCCCGGACTCAGTTATTGAGCAGGCCGCCTACAATACCCTGACCAACTCCGATCTGCAGGACTTGCTTAAGGTTAAAGAGCAGGCCAAACAGTTCGTCGCGTCCGCGTACTACCACATTGCGCTGCGAAATAACGGCGATAACGAAAGGTTGGCCACCGCGCAAAACCGAGTGGCGGATCTTTACCGTTACCTTCTGCGAGACGGCGCAGGGCTTCCAGACGCCCCAGAAAAATTCAACGCGCTGGATATCAGTCCGGTAACCATGCAGCTCGCAAGCCGCGCCGCTAGCCCGGCACCAATTGTGCGTTACAGCCGAGCCGCTGTTAACATTGATCCAGTACAGGTTCGCGCGCAAACCAAGGCTGGCAAGGCTGTGGGCACGCGCAACCCAACATCCGCTAAGGCCACCGAGGACGGCGCTGACCCGAGCAACTTGGTGGATCTGGCATCACTAAAGCGCAACACGCAAGCGTACCGCAAGAATGCGCTGCTTCTGCTCGAGTACCCAATCGTTGCTCGCGAGTTCCCGAAGCTCGCCAAAGAATATGCAAAAATTCGTGGTGCTGTTCTTAAAGAGCAGGACAAAGCAAAAGCAAACGGCATTAAGATTAAGGGTGCAAAAGATGCGGCGAAGAAGACACTCGCTAATTATCTTGATGTTCCTAAAAATAACGTGTCCGGCAAAATGCTGGAGGACGCAATTGAAAATCCTGAGTCCGCATTTGTTACCAAGGAGCAACCCGGTACTATTGCTGGGAACAAAGAAGCAAGGGCGCGCAATAAGGCCTTGGCCGAGTTCAATAAGAACCTAGACCAGATTAAAAAGTACGAGGCGGAAGGCGCTGTACTTGGAACAAACAGCAGCAAGGCGCTCAAGACGTACACCAATACGCTTGACAAGATTGCCAAGGACCCGAAACACGCAATCGCCAAGCAAGCAGACGAGATCTACGACACACTAATTGAGGTCACCAAGAGCAACCTGCGCATGCTAATGGACGTTTTCCCAAGCGACATTCGCGACATTGCCAACCTTTGGTACGACGGCGCAAACATTATTGCGCAGCAGTTCGCCGGGGACAACTACTCCCTTGAGCAGAGCGCAGGTGTGCTCGCCGTGTTCAGCCCACAAAAGGACTGGTTCATGAACGTCGAGCTGGCCAAGCGGACAATGGAAATCTGGACCGCGGACCAAGAGTACGAGTGGGACGACGCAATGAGCGCGCGCTGGCTTATGCGCGGCGGTGAGCCCGAGCTTAAGGAGAACAAGGACGGAACCGTTGGTTATGCCAAGGGGATCAAACCGGACCTTGACGAAAACGGCGAGCACCGCACAGACGAGAAAGGCATGCTGTTGTTCCACGGCTGGGGCAGCGAAAAAGTAAAAGCAAAAAGGCAGCAAGCGTTTGAACGACTTCAGTCCTTAAAAGGTAAAAAGCTCAAGGATCTTAGCCCCGAGCAACAAGCTTGGTTTGTTCGCATGCGTGCTGAAACCAAGTACGCCACCAGCTTCCCAATCGTTAGCCCGGACGGACGCTTTGGTACACCAAGCTCAAGCACCAACAACAAGGGCGTTACCAAAGAAATCAAACTAGCGTGGGGAACCTACGGCAGCATTGGCAAGGCTATTAGTATTCTTACCGCGCCGTCCGAAACCCAAATGAAAGTTATTAGCGACGAGCTTGGCGACCAGCACAAGGTTCGTAGTTTCTACAATAACATTGTGGACCCGCAGAACGCGGACGGCCACGTGACCATGGACACCCACGCCATTGCGGCGCTGTTCTGGCAAGCGTTCAGCGGCAACAGCCGCGAGGTCGGCCAGAACTTTGGAACCGCGAACACCGCAACCGACAGCCTTACCGGCGTTGGTGGTCTTTACCCAGCATTTGCAGAAGCGTACAGGGCGGTCGCCGCTGATTACGTAATGCTCCCGCGCCAAGTGCAAAGCATTACTTGGGAAGCCGTGCGTATGTTGTTCACGGCCAGATGGAAGAGTAAGCCTGAAAACGTTAATGGTGTGCGCGCCGTATGGGCCCGGTACCAGAACAACGAGATTACGTTGGAGCAAGCGCAGACCGAAGTGTTTAAAATGGCGACCAACGGCAAGGACTTGGCAACCGCCGTGGCCAATAGCAACGACGAAGAGCTTGGTCTTGGTTTTCCAAGCTATGCCGACATTACCGAAGGTCCGGCCCCGGCCGGGGTCGGCATCGCCCGCAGCCGCGCAGCGCAACTGGACGCAGACTACTTCGCCGCGGTTAACGCTGGTGATGTAGCGGCGCAACAAAGACTGGTTGACGCGGCGGCGAAAGCCGCTGGCGGTGTAGAAGTATACCATGGCGGAGACCTTGAAGGATCTACTATTGACTTTGAGAAAGCAAAAAGAGGCGCCGTAACTGCAAGACGAGAAGGTACTTTCTACGGCAGCACTAGTAAAGAAGTGGCGCAGTCGTACCGCGGCAAGACAAACAGAATGTTCTTCTTCCTACAGAATCCGTTTGAAATATCGACGCCAGAAAACAGGCCAGCTTCTTGGACCGGTAAGACCGCAGAAATAAGAAACGGTAAACGAGTTGAAAGAAAGACAAGTCTTTCAATTGGCGAAGCAATTGACCGTGCAAAACAAAACAACCGAGACGGTGTTGTGTATAGCAATATTGTTGACGTTGGTCCTGCATGGGACGAAGGCAACCCCATTGGAAATACTGTTGTAGTCTTTAATTCTAACCAAGCTAAGTCCGCTGATCCCATTGTCCGCGACGACAACGGCAACGTGATCCCGCTTAGCCAGCGTTTCGATCTTACCAAACAAGACATTCGCTATAGCCGCGCAGCGCAACTGGACGCAGACTACCTCGCGGCAGTGGAGAAGGGTGACACCGAGGCCGCGCAGCGGATGGTGGACGAAGTTGCGCGTAGGGCTGGATACAATCGGAAAGGTGTTCGTTTTGGATTTTATGTTAAAGGTGTACCTCTCCCCCCGTCACGCAACACGGAATTAAACTTTGGGACAGGTTACTACGTTGCAGAAGATGCAAATCTGTCTGAGATGACTGCGAGTAAAGTAAGTGTAAATCCCCGAGCAAATTTGAAAGACCTCTCCAATCTAGGGATTAATCCAGAAGACGTAGAGTTTCGTGTAGATCAAGTTTTTGTCAAGGCCGAAAAACCTTTAACTAGCGCGAATGGTGGTAATTATGATGAGCTAACTTCCAAATTCATAAACGCTCAATTAGCGTACGACTCCGCTGTACAGGATGCAAAGAGGATAATAGGCGTGCCATACGAAACAACTTCGTGGGGTAAAACAGTTTCCGATCTTATTGCCAGAGGTGATATACCTTTTGACTCAGTGCGTGGGATGACTGGCCGTAAAGGAATGTCTTCGGAACTTGTAGTACAGAACCCATCTCAAATTAAAGTATCTAGTCCTGTTACCTACGACGAGTCCGGCAACGTGATCCCGCTTAGCCAGCGTTTCGATCTTACCAAACAAGACATTCGCTACAGCAAGGCCACAGTTGCAACTGGCCAGCCGTACTCCACAACAGCATTCCACGGCGGCACATACAAGCAGGGTGTGGGTGCGCTGCGTCCGAGCAAGGAAGGCGCTCTGGGATCTGGTTACTACGTCACGCCAAGCGTTGACTCAGCGAAGAAGTATGCGCGCGAGGGTAGCCTCGGAGCAGGCATTACCGGTGGTAGCGTTTCGGTATTCGATGTTAGCCTACAGAATCCATTGGTGTTTGAGTATAGCCAAGCGTATCCAGCCAATATATTCCAAGCTCTTGGCATGGACCCAGACAAGGCCGAAGCAAAGACCGAGAAGATCCTAGAAGAGAAAGGCTACATAGGTAAGCAGTTCCAGACCATGGGTCAGAAGCTCGGCTACGACGGAATCATTATTGTGGACAACAATGGAGACGTGCTCGAGCTGGTCGCGTGGAGCCCGACATCGCTTAAGGATGGTTTCACAGACGCAAACATTGCGCTTAGCAAGGCCGGGCTCAACACCGCGCCCAAGGCATTCCGCGGGCGCATGGTCCAGCTGACCCATTGGTCCAAGGCCACCGAGCTTAAGCAGACAGACCCAAGCGAGCACGGCAATGGTGGCGCTGGTAAAGAACTCGAGCGCCGCCGCGAGTACGGAGACATCTACTTGCCGCGCACCTACTTTGGATACGGCAAGTACCGCCGCGAGACTCAGGTTGGGGTCAACCGCTACAGCATGCTGGTTAACGGCGACACCTTGTACGACTTGGACCGTGATCCATTGGACCTGTACCCCGGACAAGACGAACTGCAAAAGGCTGGCTACGCTAGGTTCGACAACCGCGCTGCGCTTACACTGCTCGAGAAAGCGGTTAAGGATGCAGGATTCAAGGGTTATGTTAGCACGTCTTACCAAGCTGGTGTGTTGTTCAATAAGCAAAAGGTAACCAAGGTAAAGGACGGCGACACTAGCTTGCCGCTGGCCGCACCAGCCAGCATAGCCAAGAGCTTAGCAAACCTTACACCGGTAACGCCAGCAGAAGAGAAAGCCGCGGCCGGGGCCTTGGGTTCCAAACGTGTACCTGAGCTCGCGGTTGCCGCTGTGCGTATGATTGAAGGCGGTATTACCGTTGACGATTACGCGGACCTCGTTGAGTTCTTCGACCCATGGGAGATCAAAGGCGCTGGAGAAATTCCGTCAAGGGATAAGATCAGGCAGTATATGCCGGGACTTAATACAGGCACAGAAAGAGCTAAAGAAAGACTAGAGAAAACATTTGCTGATGCGCCTGATGGAAAGCTTGTCGAGGTACGTATTGACATACCGACATTTAATAACTCGTTGAGCTTTAATGATCCTGTCTACGCAATTACATTGCACGAGCCTGAAAAAGATGACGGCAAGAAAATTGGTGACCCAATAGTTTACACCAACATCGCACGGGTACTTAACCCGACTATGGTAGTTAGAGGAATCGGCAAGAAAGAAGCTAGGGACATTGCTGCTGGTGCCAGCAAGACACCGCTAGCAACGGTCAAGGGCCGCAACGCTACAATTACCCAACTGCCAGCAGACATTAACGATCCAGAAGTCTGGACCGAGGTCGGCTTTAACCCCGTGCGCAGCAGCGACTTCGTTGACGTGCGCAGTAAGCTCGCCGTGGTCGGTGGGTCCGAAGCTATTATGGTGGGCCCGCGAGTATTCGTACGCAACGCTGAGTTTGCTGAGCGCGCCACTGGTTATATGACAGACAAGAGCCCGCGCTACAGCAGGGCTCTGTACGGAATCGTCAGCCCTGACGTTGAAAGCGCGTACGCTGTTAGCTTGGACGACCTGTACATTAACAAAGCGACCGGTGAATGGGACGCTGGTGGTCCAATTACCAACTTGTTCAGGGCCGCTGGTGACTTGGACCCTCGCCTGTTCGAGGCGGCCAAGTATCAAGAGCGTGGACTCAGGCTCGTCAAGGGTAGACTCAAAGACCTTATGCAGGGCTTTAAGGCCGCTCTTAAAGCCGAGCCGAACGCAGACTTGGACGACGTTAACGTGGCGTTGGGGAGCACCGAGCCAACCGTTAGCGCAGCGCAAAGAGACGCAGCCGAGTCGGCACGTCGCGCAAGAGTTGACAAGGCCAACGAGCAGTTCGACCGCGACCCGGCGAACCAAGCGTACGCGGCCGCTGTCCAAGCAGCGCGTGTTGCTTATGCAACGCACCGCAACAAGCAGAAGTACACGGCCGAGATTCAACAGGCCCGCGACGCCCGCAAGAATAGCCCAGAGATGCAGCAACGCGACGCAGCCATTGCCGCTGCCGATGCTCAGTACAACAAGGATATTCAAGACGCTCGCGCCAAGAACCTTGTGCCGGTACGCCGCGCCCAACAACAGGCGCAGCTCAGGCTCGAAGCAAACTCGCCGGAGACCGCAAAGGTAATTGCTGATTTCCGCGTAGCAATTGATAGCCTTAGCGCGCAGCTGTCCGCCGAGCTCGGACAGGCAAACCCACTGAGCGCGATTGTTGACCAAAATCTTGGCGTCTACCTTACACGCAGCTACAAGATCCATCAGGACGAAGGCTACGCGCAACGAGTTCGTAACGACAGCGAGTTCGCGCATCAGCGTGAGCAGGCCCGTCAGTTCTTCGAGCGCGAGTGGATCGCCACCACCTACGAGAAGTGGCGCGCGGACGTTGCTTACGAACCGTACAGCGACGCCGAGGTTATGTCTTTGGTCCGCGCGGAAGCCACGTCCAAGAACGTGGGAACCCGTGACCTATACAAGTTCATTGACAAGCACGGCAGCACGCCGAAGACAATTGGACGGACCACAAGCCGCACAGACCTTACAAGATTCATGCAGAAGGGTGAGGTCCCCGCAGAGCTTCGCCCGCTTCTGGGAGAGATCCAGAACCCAATCGAAAATGCAATGCGCACCTACGCGAACCTTGCTCAGTTCTTGGGTACGCAAAGGCTGCTCTCGCAGTACACACAGCTTGGACTCGATAACGGTTGGCTTGTCACGGCCGCGGATGTAGATAACGATCCGGTTAAGTACGACGGGTACAAGCCGCTGGTTAATAGCACCGATACAAGGGGCGGCGAGCCGCTCTCCGAGTACTACGCGCAGCCTGACGTGGTCGAGGCTTTCAAGACAATGTTCAATCCGGCTGCCGAAGTAACACGGAGCTCAGCCAAGATAACTATTGATGCTTTGGGCATGGTGTCAGCAAGGGCTGTCGGCGCTTCAATGGGTGCTCTGACCCTTGGTAGCGCGGGGTTCTTCATGCGAAACCTAACCGGCATCCTGACCTTTATCGGAGCCAATGGGTTCGTTCCGACACCAAGCAACATCGTAACAGCACTTAAAGGACTTTATCAAGTGTACTACACAAATATGGAAGGGCTTGGCGCTGACCTTACAATGCTCGGCCTTACCGAGGATAGCTTGATCTCGACCACAATGCGCGACTTCATGCGCAACGCTATTGAAGATCCTGAAACTGTTACCAATCAGATTGAGTCAATGCTTGGCGAGCTTAGCACGCCCGGCAACTGGCTGGCCAAGTCTTGGAAGACAGCAAAGGTCGGGGTGGACGCGCTTGTTAAACTTAACGATCAGATCGACTCGTTCTACAAGATTGCGTACTGGGCGCACGAGATTGACGTGCAGACCAAAGCAAATAAGCACCGAGCAACACCGCTTACACCGCAGCAGATCAAGCAAGAGGCCGCGCGTGTTGTGCGTCTTACGACTCAGGGCCGCGAGCGCGTGGTTCCGATTGCCAAGGAGTTCGGACGCAGCGGTTTCGGGCTGCTGCTTAACAGCTTCTTCCGTTTCACCGCCGAAATGTACAGGCTCCCGTTGGCAACGACACAGCTTGCAATGCAAGAAATGAAGAGCGGAAACCCAGTCCTCAGGAACCGCGGTATACGCCGCCTTACTGGGCTCGGTGCGACGCTTGCACTGACCGGTTACGGCGCTCAGGCATTGCTAAAAGAGCTGCTCGGGTTTGGTGACGACGAAGAGGAAGCGATCCGCAAGGGCCAGCCCATATACAACCGCGACGCAAACCTATTCTTCTCACACAATCCAGAAGAAGGAACCGTTTCGGTATTCGACATTACCTACGTGAACGGCTTCAGCCCTGTTGTGGATATGTTCGGACGCGCAATCCATCACGCGATCAACGGACGCTGGGAGAAGGTGCCGGGAACAATCTTCGCTGGTATGGTAAAGAATTTTGTCAGCCCGCAGATTGCGGTCGAAGCGCTAGCTCAGGCCAGCTCAAACAGAAATGACTACGGCGCGGCGTTGTGGCTCGAGGACGACTCGTTCACAACCAAGGGAGGGAAGTTCCTTAAGCACGTAATAAGCAACGCTTATAAACTTAAGACCCCAACCAACTTCTACAAAGCCTTTGCCGCTTATGCGAACAACGGAGTGTATGACAAGGAGGCGGCTCTTGAGCTGGCTGGCAAGCTGGCAAACGAGTTCAAGCCACTCAGGGTTAAGACCGATCCGATCGAGGAGCACGCGGCACGCTCGTTCAAGGTTCTGAAAAGAGAAATGGACGCGGCTAGGAAATCACTTGGGGACTTCAACACCTTTGAATCTTTGAGCCAAGACGGCGTTGACGAAATTTATGACCGCTACGAGGACTCCTCAATCGCTATTAACGAGAGGCTGAACAAGTTCGCGCGCGGTTTCCAGAAGCTCGGGTTAAGCTACAAGCAGTTGCAGAAGATCGCGTACGAGGAAGCGGACATTAGCAAGAATAGATTCGAGCAGGCCGTTAAGTTCAACCGCGTTGAAAGATTCGTTCCTAGCGACGACGCGTTGGAGATGTACGAGAAGCGCGGCAAAGAGAACGGACCAGCGCGCGTTCAGTATATTAAGCAGGCTTACAAAAAGCGGCCGAGGTATACCTACCTGAAAAAGAGATAACAAAAAAGCCCCGAGCTTAATTGCTCGGGGCTTTTGGTTTAACGGCTCTCAAGCGTTGCTTGTAGCCATTCGTTCATTTGTGTAGCTAGCTCGGGCATCTCAGGATACAGCGCTCCGAACAGCTGGTGAATCTTTGATGAAACTTCTGGGTCAACCGCGGCGCTTGCGCTACGCATTGTGCCAAACTTTGTTTTGTAAAACACATAAAGGAATCCTGAGTCCTTGTGCAGTTCTACGCAAATGCGGTCGTGGTTGCTTCGATCAAAGAATAAATGACTAACGATACAGGTATCACGAATCATGGTATTGCTTGCATAATTTCATAAATAGTTAGCGAGCATCCAAGAATGCAAAGCACTACGGCTGTGTAGAATAGTTTCATGCCAGCTGCAGCTCGTCTTGGAAATAACTTTCAACCAACTTGCGTACTAGACCGGAGTTCTTTCCGCGGACTTGTTCGAGGAAACCAGCGGCTTCTTCGGGGTTGTCCAAGGTCTTACTGCGGACTCCGTTGCGAAGGAGGATTCCCCCATGACGAAGAACACAATAGGTTCCGTTGCGGCTATTCTCGTGGTCGGCACGCTCTTGCGCGTTCAGTCTTGCGATGGTATTAATGTTTTGCATAATAGTAGTTGTAGTAGTTTTTGGGGTTAGTGGGGGGAGTTGGTACAGAGTAGTCTTCCTCGACAAGGTTGTCCACCAAAATAAATTCGGGGTCTTGAATGTGCAGAAGATCTACGAGGTGGTCAATGCTGGGGACCTGCTGAAGGTCCCCAGTTATGGTGGTGGTTAGTGTGTTGCCTATCATGGGGTTTCGCTGGTGTTAATTTTACCGCTCAAGTACGCGAGTTCCAGCGCTAAATTTAGTGCGTCGGCTTCGTTAATTGTGTGGTAATTTATTCCGTACTTTTCGCACATTGGCATGCTCAATGTTTCGGTGTACGACAACCAGTTGCGGGTGGTCCTAATCTCGGCGGCCCCGTCGGGGCTATGTACGATCCGAGCGGTGGGGTTGAACGTTGACGCGTAAATAGTTTTCACAATGATGCTGGGGGGTTGGGGTCGCTTGGGCCGTTGCAAAACAAAACCACTAGTAAAACTACTAGCACAATGGTTAGGCTTAAAATCATGGCTTTTTGAATAGTAGTAGATCTCTTCCAACCACCGCAGGAGTGGGTCTGCTTAATGTCTTGTGCCCCTTTTTTACTAGGTAAACAAAAGCGGCTTCCTGCGCCTGTAGTCTGCGTTCTGTGTGCGTCATTTTTTGTAGCGGTTAGGTGTTTTGTTTTTGAACAACTCAAGCAGTTGGGGAACCAAATCCCACTCCAAGGCAAGCACGCAGTGGTCGTGCAGGTCAAGGAACGCGCACGGCGTAAGGTTACTCTGTTGCAACCAGAACGCCACTTGGTCCGAGACCTCCGGTGACACATTGAAGTTCCAAGGAAGCGTTACGCTCTTCTGGAACCGCGGTAGGGTCACCTTAATTCGGGTTGGGTAGTTGTCTGTTGCGGGTAGCGTGCGGCACGAAACCGCGACTAGGTGTGTTGTGCTGTTATTCACTTTTTTTGTTTCTATTTTTTGTTTGTTGTCCCAGACCGCGGGCTCGACTGGTTTCGAGACTTTGGATTTTGGAGACAGGATTCGTGTGTCGTTCGGCAGTTCGTTGTTGTGCGCCTCGAGCGCGTTTGCATCGCTGGACGCGCGCACCAACCTACCAGTGGGAAAGCACTGGTAGATTGAGTTGGCTGGCTCCCCAGTAACGGGGCACCAGCCATTCACATTCGATTTGCCGACAAGGATTGCTGTGGTTGCTTGTATTTTTGCTTTCATAATTACCAAACATTTAGTGCTTTGAGCGCCGCGGCGTCGCGATCAAGAAAGGCTGGCCAAGCATGCTTGGCAAGTTTATTCAGCAAATCTTTGGCGTTGCCGTTGGCGAACAGGATTGCGGTGGGTTGGACCTTCCACGGGTTGGGTTGTAGTCCGTTCCACGCGGCGTTGGCCAGCGGGTCCACGCTGAAGACTGGCGGCTTGGATAGCAGGCGGCCCGCGTGCTTCCCGTTAGAGGCCAGCGAGCGCCACACGGCCTCGATCTCGGAGTCGGTAAGCTGTGCGCGTTCGGCAATGGCTTTGACTATTTGACCGATCTGGTCGCGGTCCACGCGAGCGGGTCGTTGTGGGGGCGGCGGGGATTCCAGCGTTGCCGGATCGGGAGCCGCTGGCGCGCTTTGGATACCCGCTTGGACCCGTTCGACCCCGAACTGCTGGAGCACCTCGAGCAGGGCTTGCTCGGCCGCGGCCTTGGTCGGGCCCTTGGCGATTACCTGCCCGCAATAGGGGCTCGTAACTGCCCAGCCCTTACCCGTTACCGAGCGGTGCAAGACCGCCGTGATTGGGGCGTTCACAAGAAGGCCCTTGACCTTATAAAATCGGCCTCGTGAATAGGCCACTGGTGTTTCTGTTTCTGTTTCTGTGTTCATTGTTTTTCTATTGGTTTGTGATTAGACTACGAGGTCGATCCCGGCCAAGTGTAGCGAGCGGAACTTTTGCTCGCCGCGGTCATCAATATCCCACGCGCGGACCACCGCGTAGCGCACGCCTTTTTTGCTAACCGCAACGCGGTTGACTTGGTCGATTTTGAATACGCGGACGCCGTTATTGGTCTGCCGCGAATCGAGCGCGATGTACCGGATAGTGCGGCCCACGAGCTCGCTTATGATTCTTTCAGTGCTTTTTGTTGTTGTCATTGTTGTTGGTGCGGATTGGTTGGCTTCCGCGACGCCGTGCGGCGTTTCGGCCCTTGCGACGGGGCCTCATCAGGCGGTTGGGTAGCTTATGCCCTCAGGCAAGTCGTCCACAAGTATGATGCGGACTCCGGTGGACTGCTCGAGCGTCTGGACAAGGCCGCGGATGCTGGTGCGTGTTTCGCGAACATTGACCCAGTGCTCGGCGGTATTGCGGCCCCAGAAGGTGCGCTCGACGACCTCGTCACCATTGCGTATGCGCTGGTGCGCGAAGTCCCTATGGTTGCCGCTGTACGGGGCCTGCAGGAACAGGTCATAGGTTGGCGTGAAAGCGTCCTCGAGGGACAGCACATGTGATGTTTCTGTTTTCATTGTTTAGTAGTGGGTTAAGCGGGTGATGTGGCTCTTGTAGAAGCCGCCTTGGTTGTACCATTGCAGGGTGCACTCGCCGTTGCTGTAGATCTCGACCAGTCGCCCGAAGCGGACCGGATAGAAGACCCCCTCAACGCGTTCTTTGGGCGGCGGCGGTAGAATCCTATAGGATTCTCCAACGCATAGTTTTATAGGGATGTTTGTCATTTTTGTTGGTGCGGATTGGTTGGCTTCCGCGACCCCTAGGCGGGGTTTCGGCCGTTGCCACACGGCCATCATCAGGCGGGGTTCAGCGCACCTTGAAGCTATCAAGGTGCTCCAGTGTCTCTGGGTCGAAGTGCAACACATAGTTGCGGAACTCGGGGCCCAGCTTGTACGCGCTGTGGTGCGCTTGCTCTTCTTGCTCGGCCGTGAGACCGGATTCTGTCCAGCCGGGCGGCAAGCCGCGCGGGTGAACAACGATTCGTGGGCCTTGCCCGCAGTAGTCTTTTAGCAGGTATGCTTTCATGGTTTCAGGATTCAGGGTTCGGGTTCAATTTCATCGTACGGGTCGGGCGGTAGCTCGTCGTAGTCTGGATCGTGCGTGTGGCTTGGCAGGCAGGCCGGACAACTGCTGTCTGGGTCAGGCCACCAGCGACTGCCACACCTGCTACAGGCGAATGGTGCAGGCTTCACGATACTAGGTAGTGGAACAGGATTGCGGCCGCTACGAAGGCGGCCCCGAAGAGGGCGGCAAGGCATGCGCCTAGCCACAGGGGGGGCTCTGGGGGTAGTTTCATTGTTCGGTGGTGGTTGTCGGGCAGGGCTTGCCTTCCCAGTTGTTGTAGTGCTCATCGGTGGCCGCGTCAAGCGCGGGGTGGATTGTGTAGTCAGCCACCAACTCCGCGGGTTCGTTCCCAAGGACGATGTACGCTGTGACGCGCGAGCCGTCGGTGTGGGTGAGCCGTACATGGCTTTCGTCGGTAGCGGTTATTTCGGCCGCCGCAAGCGCGAGGGTGGAGGTGCTGACCCAGCCGTCGCCGTTGTTCACAGCGATAGGCTCGAGCCCGTGTTTTTTAGCCGTGCGGAAAAAGTCGCGCACGGGGATTGACCAGTCATATTTTTTCATTGTTTTTGGTGCGGATTGGTTGGCTTCCGCGACCCCTAGGCGGGGTTTCGGCCGTTGCCACACGGCCATCATCAGGCGGTTTGTTTTTCGCGTTGCAGGGTTGCTTGTATGACGCGCGCGGCCTTGGCCGGGGTCGTGCGGCCTTGGTCCCGGGCGCTTACGAAGCCGTGCTGGAACAGGTCCTGCACGCGGGTGCCGCGCTTTGGGAGTCCGTTATGGAGTTGGTCTTTCGGGAGCCCGCCCGCGTAGGGGCTGTACAGGGCCTCGACGCCGTGACCGCTGGCCGACAATAGGATGACCCCAAAGTAGCCAAAGGTGTTCGCGCGAGTGGATATTGACAGGACGTAGTAGGTTTCTGCTTTCATTGTTGATTGGAGCGGATTGGTTGGCTTCCGCGACCCCTTGCGGGGTTTCGACCCCAAGCCAAGGGGTCTCGTCAGGCGGGCTCGTTGAGCTCGAGCAGGTCAATGTGGCCTTGAATGAAGTGCTCGCAGTACTTGCGAACATCCGCGGCGACCTCGACCTCGTTGGCGTCAAGGTGAAATTCACGGGCCCACCTTTCAAGATCTATTTCTACAATTTCAACGATTTTGATTTTCAATTTTTTCATGCTTAAAAGCGGATTGGTTGGCTTCCGCGACCACCCGTTTTCACGGGTGGTTTCGGCCCTTGCTACGGGGCCTCGTCAGGCGGTTTGGCGCAGGCGGCGCGCGAGGTGGCTTGCGCTGGTGCCTGCTATGCTTTCGACCAGCCCGCCGCTTTTGCGGCTGGCGGTCCAGTGTAAACCTGATCCCTGCCCAGTCGCTCCGGTGAACCGGAACCGCCAGCTAGGGAACAGCGCGGTGAGCGCCGCGTGCTCTGCCCACTCCACGGCGTGTCCCACTGCTATGTTCTCAACCCATGCGTCCGCGGCGCGTTGGCTTCTGCTACATGCCCAGCGCAGGCCGCTCTGGTAAGCGTCAGCGTTTATTGCTGGGTGCAGGAACCAAGTGGACCGCTGGGCGGCGCTGTGGATGACTAGGCCACCGCGGCTCTTAAGCGCGGAGCAGGGGCGGTACGGGTGATTGGTTGGCTCTTTACGGTTTTGGAATTGCGTTTGCATTGTTTTTGTAGGCGGATTGGTTTGGCTTCCGCGACGGCCAGCACCCCGAAGAGGCTGGCCGTTTCGGCCCTTGCGACGGGGCCTCATCAGGCGGGTTGTGCCGCGGCAAGGAACGCCTTGTCACTGGCGTCCTTGGCTTGTGCGGCCTCGAATAAGCGGGCGTGCTCGAGGTCTGCCAAGGCGAGGCGTTTGCGTCGCTCGAGCTCCGCCACGAGTGCCTGTTCGAATGTGACGAACAGGCTGTGGTCAAACGCGTAGTCCTGCGGGTTCGGGCCGTCCAAGCGGCCGTGGTTGGCGTCCACTTCAAGAACCGCAATTGAGTCCTGCTGAAGCACCACCGCGAGGTTGTGCGCGTGCCAGCCGTCGGAGGGGGCGAACCCCACCACAACCAGCGTGGGTTGCGGCTGGCCCTCCCACTCGCCTTGGTGAAGAATCGAGGCGTGAGCCTCGAAGCCCGTTGCGGCCAGCGCTTCCGCGGCAACACCGCGGCTGATTTCCTTGCCCGTCTTCTCGACCAGCAAGCCGATGTTTAACTCGATTTCCTTTTTCATTTTTTTGGTGCCCTCTGCCTTGGGCCAGACTTGGGACTGGCACCGCGCGGCCTGCACCATTGCAGGCTTGTTCGCGGTGGTGGCATTGCACCATGGCCCGTTACACTGCGGGCCGGAGTCGGGGACTGGGAAGAGCTGGACCACCGCTTGGAGCTTGCCGCCGGACCCCGGGCTGGGGCGGCGGCCGATCCGCTTTTGTGGGTGACCTTGCGGCCAACGAAAATCAATGTAAGGCAAATCCGTTTTTTGTCACCAACTTTTTTTCGGGAAAGTTTGCAGGGTAGCGCGAAACCCCTTGTTTTATAGCGTATTGACCCCGAAAATATTTTTCAAGAAAGTGTCAAAAAGATGTTTTGTATACGCTTTTTTGCGAACTACTAGGAGCCTAGTAGTTGGCCGAAATGTCGTTTTGTATACACTGCCAGCGCGTAGCAGGATGGTTGCATTTCGTGCAACTTTCCTGCGCCAAGCAACCAGCAACCAGCAACCAGCAACCAGCAACCAGCAACCAGCGGCGAAACTACACTCGCCTAGTGTAGCGTTCCGGTGGCGTGTACCAGCCAACCACCAACCAACCAACCACCAACCAACCACCAACCAACCACCAGCCAACCACCAGCCCAGCCCAGCCCAGCCAACCAGCCAACCACCAGCCAACCAGCCCAGCCAACCACCAGCCAACCACCAGCCAACCACCAACCAACCACCAGCCAACCACCAGCCAACCACCAGCCAACCACCAACCAACCACCAGCCAACCACCAGCCAACCACCAGCCAACCACCAGCCCAGCCCAGCCAACCAGCCCAGCCCAGCCCAGCCCAGCCCAGCCCAGCCCAGCCCAGCCAACCGGATGCAGGATGCAGGATGCAGGATGCCGGATGCTTTGCAACGGGGGAGGTGCGGCCGACACACGCCCCGGGGCTCGAGGCACGCAGGACCCCAAGCGGTGAAGCGCCCCGGGCTTCCTGATTCCTGAGGCAAGAGACCGGAAAAATCAGTACTTGTAACAATAAAACATAATGCTGAGTCCTAGTGTTTATGCGGGTTCCAGCGTCATGTTCCACGGCGCCAGCGGATCGGGAATGTTCCACGGCCAGAATGTGGGTACAATGTACCGACAATGTACATACAGTACGCGCGGGCACGCGCGCGAATTGACGCGGGCGCGGCGGGCGTGCGCGCGGGCGCGAGGGCTACTGGTGGGGGTCACACTTTTTTTCAAGAGTCGTGTATGTATATATACCCCCTTGAGAAAAAAAATTTTTCCTTTAGTGTGAACGCAAAAAATGATAGAGTGCTCGAGATTTGGATACCGAAGCAAAAATTAAAGCGCACAGGCGCGCCGGTTTTGCACCGGAACTGGGTCGAGTACTAACGCCGCAAGAATGGGAGAAACTTAAGCAATGTCTTATAGATAACCCACAAATGCGGTTAATGCGTCACGAACTGTACAAAGGCAAGGCTTTCTTCCAGTACGCAATTAAGAGCAAGGGCGGCATGTTCTGGGCCAAGAAAGAACAACTGACCGAGTACAATAGGCGAAGAAAGACAACGACGCCTGCGCTAAGAGTCTTTAAAAAAGCCGCAAGAAATAGCTTCGAGGCGAGATTTAGGAAGTGGGTAAACCGCAATACTTCGGGCGCAAAGAGTCGGGGCATCCCGAACACGCTATTACCCGACGAACTTAAGGACATGTACGGTGCCCCGTGCTTTTACTGCGGGCAAAGCCCGGATAACGACAAAAGTTGGGGCATAGACAGGCTCCACAACAATATTGGGTACCATTATGACAACTGCGTACCGTGCTGCAGAGTCTGCAATCTAGCGAAAGGCACCGGCAGTTTTGAAGAATTTGTAGAGCACACTAAGAAAATAGTCGCAAATATTGGTCACACAACCACATAAATACTACGAATATCGGTCACAAAACCACATAAACACTATGAATATTCCAAAAAGCGTTACGATTGGCGGATGCAAGATTAAGATTCGGGTTAAGGACTTGGACGACGTGCACGGGCAGTTCCGGTACGACGAGAAGGTAATCGAGCTGAACTCAAACTTGTTAGGAAACCCTAAAGAGCTGAAAGAGACGCTCAGGCACGAAATGGTTGAGGCCGCGCTGCTTCTTGCGGGCGTCGGGTGGGGCGAGCTGTACGACCAAGAACCGGTCGTGCGGGCCCTTGACAATATTTTTTGGCCCGCTTGGTGTAAAATTGAAAAGCGTTTAGCAATCTAATTTTTAGGTCAACTGACCCAAAATCCGGTACCGGCTGGCCTTTAAAATAATTTGTCCTACACGTTCCCTGCAAGGTTGAAAAGTATTTCAAAACGCCAAGGGGGTAATGTGTAGGACAAATAAAAGACCCATTTTAACCCTTTTATTTGTCCTACACATTACCCCAAGGGGGGTTTTAGAAAAAGAATATATATAAGGGTACGTGTAGGACAAATTCCCCTTGACCCCGCTCTGACCGCGTGCTAAGGGTCTCCTGCATGAGCAAACACGAACTGTTCAACTATCCGCTCTACTGGTTCGATGAGACCGGCGCTCCAACCCGTAGAGACCCACCATCCCGCGGACGCACGCCCGGCTGCTGCGAGTGCCGCGAGTACACTGACCGCAATGGCAACCCATACTTCAAGCTCAAAACCATATCCGGCAAAAGGCAAACAGTTTACAGACACCAGATTCTTGAAGCGCTTCGCACGCAAGATCTGCAGGAGTTCCTGAACCCAGTACCCGGATTCCGCAGCTACTCTATTGACTCTAGCGGCACGCCATACCGAATCAGCAGCACCGGAGCGGTCAAGCAGCTGAGCCAAGACATTGGTGCACGGCGCGAGCGTTTTGTTCTTTACGACTGCTGGGGCAGACGCCGTGCCCTTAGCCGCTACTCACTCTTGCGTCTAGTTAATGTATACAAGAATCATTAACTTTGTTCTTGACATTCACCACCAAAAAAGTTTATTTTTTGTCCCGTGCCATTTCAAAACAGCAACACGCAGTTCCAGACCGGTCTTACCGAGCTCGAGCTGCTCAACCTTGACGAGCAAGGGAAGCCGCCGGTGGGTAGCAGGCTCACCGACGTAAACGCCGCTCAGGGGATCTTTGCAGCACTTCTGCGCGCGGACGAGAAGTCCAACATTAACCGCAGTCGGATTCAGGCTATGTTCGACGGCGCGCCGCCCTACGACCCCGCTATTTTGCGCAGCACCAATCAGGCGAGCCGTTGCAACCTTAACTTTGGTGAGGCTGGTCGGTTCTTGGACTTGGCAAGCAGCGGCTACGTTGACCTTATTGACAGCGTTGAAAATCTTGTTCAGGTCGAGACCACGCTTGGCGAGCCCGGCACCCGCATGCGAAACGACACCGTAATCGCTGAAGAGGTCACGCGCGTGCTGCGAAGCTGGCCGGACTTTTATAGCGCTTATTTGCGGCTGACCAATCAGTTCCTTATGCACGGGGTCGGCGTAACCTATTTCGAGGACGAGCGGGACTTCCGCTTCCGCACCTGTGGTCTATCGGACTTCCTTATGCCCCGCCAGACTCAGGCGAGCGAGCACAGCATTGAGGTGTCCGCCGCGCGCCGCTCGTACATGGTGCACGAGCTCTACCAGTTTATCCAAGACCAAGAGGTCGCTGCGAGCCGCGGCTGGGACGTCGCTGAGGTTCAGCGCGTCATTACCACCGCGAGCACCCAGAACATGCCGCGCCAGTTTACGGACTGGGAAGACATCCAGCGCGAGCTCAAGAACAACGACCTCTACACCGGCATCCGCGCCAACGTGGTCAACGTCGTTAACATGTGGGTCCGCGAGTTCGATGGAACCGTTAGCCACTTCATGTTTGCTGAGAATAGCCCCAAGGCGTTTCTTATGCAGCGCACGAGCCGGTTCCAGAACCCGGAGCAAGCGTTTCTTTTGTTCACTTATGGCGTAGGCACTAACGGTACGTACCACAGCATTCGCGGGCTTGGACACCGGATCTATAACCACATCCAAACCAGTAACAGACTTCAGTGCCAGCTGGTAGACAGCAGCATGCTTAGTTCGAGCATTATGCTGAGCCCCGAAACGCCACGGGCCCTTAACGATCTTAGCCTGACCTTTTATGGTCCGTACTCGGTTTTGCCGCCGAACTTTAAGGTCGTCGAGAAGGGAATCCCGAACACCGCAACAACGGTTGGCCCGGCCTTGGAGAACCTAAGCAAACAGCTTAACGACAACCTTGACTTCTACAGTAATCGTGGCGCTCTGAACGGCGGCCCTTACCGCAGCAAAACCCAGATCCAAGCCGAGCTTGAGCAGGCGACACGGCTTACAAGCAGCCAGCTTAATCAGTTCTACGCGAGCTGGCGCAGGCTAATGCGTGAGTGTGTCCGCCGCTTGGTGAACGGACCCAAAAGCGACTTTGCCGTTCGTGACTTTTACAGGCGAACAGCCGCGCGTGGGGTTCCCGCAGACATTATTCGCAGCCTTGACTTTGAAAAGACCGTGGCTACTCGCGCGGTCGGAAGCGGCAACGCAACAAACCGAAGCGCGGCCCTTATGGATCTTGAACAACTTTTGCCTTTACTTGACGAGGTCGGTAAGCGCAACGTTGTTTACGATAGAATCGCAGCCCGAGTAGGATATGAAAACGCAACAAGATATGTCCAGAACCCCGAAGAACCCCGCCCTCCCCAAGACGCCAAAGTCGCGGAGCTCGAAAACAGCGTGCTGCAGAGCGGCAGTCCCGTGTCAGTCCAGCCCGGAGAGCTTCACGAAACGCACCTTAACATTCATTTGCAAAAGCTGGTCGAGCTTACTGGAGCTGTTGACGCGGGCCAAGCAGACCTTGTTCAAATGCTACCCGCTCTGCAGGCTTACTCAGAGCACTGCGCGGCCCACCTTGAGCAGCTCGCTCAAAACCCCTCGGCAACGGTCGTCGTCAGCCAAGCCCAGCAAGTGCTCCAGCAAGCAGGACAAAAAATCCTTAACGCTACCCGCGCAGCCCAAAAAGAGCAGCGCAACGCCCAGCAAGGCCCGGCCCAAGCGGAGCAAGGCCCAAGCCCGGCCGAACTAAAAGTAATGGAACAACAAATGAAGCTTGACTTTTTGCGCCAGAAAGGCGAATTGGATTTGCAAATGCGAGCCGCAAAGGCCAGCCAAGAGCAAGCTCTGGCTGACGCCAAAATGGCAGCGCAGATTTCAAATCAGAAGTAAGACAGTAAAGTATGCCAGCCAAGAAAGTAAGCGCCGCGCCTAAAAAGCGCAGCGCGCCAAAGCCTATAGCGTTGCCGGTCCCGCTTCAAAGGTGGTACGCGGACCACACTAACGTGGACCAACTGCGTCAGATCCTTGATAATCCTCAGTTCCGTATTGCTTGCGCCACCTTGCGCCAGCAGATTAAACCGACCGGATCAAACCTTGTGGCCGGGGACAACGCATTAGCTATACGCCACGCGTATATTTCAGGCTTTTATGATTTCGAGGACCACCTGCAACAACTAACAGTTTTGCCAGCGGACCGAATTGAAATTCCCGAATGGGACTACGTTACAACACAATGAGCGAACAAACAGCAACACCAGCAGCAGAGTCTCCGGCATCGCCTACGGGGGACTTCTTTAGCGCAATCGAGCAGGCGTTTAACGCCGCAGAAACCACCGCAGAGAGCCCGGCTCCTGAAGAAACCGCACCGGCACCCGAGACGGCTACGCCCAGTAGTCAGAACACAGAACCCGTTACCGCGGACTCTGTGCCAGCGGTCGAGGACAGTACAAAAGCAGACAGCCCAGCTCTTCCTATTGACGAGAACGCGGATACTCCGGTATCCGAAGATAACGAAGACGGACTTGTTGGCAAGGCCGGGCGTCGCTTTAAGCAGCTCAAGTCAGAGCTAAAGAACGCCAACACCGAGCTACAGACTCTTAGACAAACTCTTCAGGAGCGCGAGTCTCGTCTGCAAGAGCTGTCCGCTTCCAACGAGAGCACCGAGCAGTTCCAGCAGCGCTTGGCCGAGTATGAACAAGCGCTGTCCATTACTAAGCTCGAGGCCACCTCGGCTTACCAAGAACAAATTCAGGCTCCTATGGTCCAGCTTGTCGAGGCTGCAGACCAGATCGCAAAGCGCTATGAAATTGACAGCGACGAGCTAATTGACGTGCTCTCGTACTCTGATAGGGACAAGCAGGACGAAGCCTTGGACAACCTGCTGCAGGGCGTCAAGGAGCGCGACAAGCTCGCCATTTATGCTCTTGCCGAACAGGTTCCGCTTATTGTGGCGCGCAAGCAAGAGCTGTCCGACAACGCAGCCGCGGCGCTTGCCGAGCTCGAGCATCTTGACCAGCAGAAGCACCAAGAGCAGCTCGCTTCGCAACTGCAGGTTCGCAGAGAGGCCGCAGAACAGGTTCAAAGCAAGCTCGCCAGTAAGGTCCCGTTCCTAAAATCAATTGAGGGTCTTGACTTTGACAATATTGCCAAGCGCGCCGGAGAGGTAGACTTTGATGTGCTAGACACGCACAACAAGGTGTACAGCAAAATGGCGGGAGATATATTTCCAAAACTAGCTGTTGAATTCGCAAGCCTCCGTAACGAGCTTGAAGAAGCCTTGGACGAGCTAGAAGCGTTGAAAAAGGCCGAGCCCAAGATTGGTGGCGGTTCTTCAAACGCAAACACGTCAACCAAGTCGGCTGGCAACTTCCTTGACGCTATTAACGCGGCTCTTGGCGGTTAAAATTTTTGTTGGTAGTGTTCATTGCAACTTAGGGCTGTAAATTAATTTTTACAGCCCTAAGTTTTTGTATTGACACTGAGTATGTTTTGCGCATATATTATTCGTGAACATTGAGTATTGCCCAACCAACTAACCTAATCGACCTGCCAGTAGGTCTAAAATACTGCGCTAATACAGGGTTTTTTGGTGAAAAGAGCCATTCTTAAATGTGATTAAACTCAACCTCTAAACTACTACTTTTATGCCATTTACAAACGTTGGTACCCTGACCCAAGGTGGTTCCGGTACCGCAGTCATCAACACTATCCTCACCGAGGAAGCAAACCGCATTGGTTCCGATATCCATTCCGAAACACTGCACACGAGCCCGTGGATCGACCTCATTAAGAAGTCGGCGTTCCCTAGCGACATGGGTTATCAGCTGAACACAATCATCTATGATCGTGCCCTCCCCGTCCGCGACGTTGACTCCGACGGCTCGACCGGCGACGCAGCTACTACCGATGTTGGTCTCGGTTCGTGGACCGCTCTTGGTTCCGCAGAAGGTGGTACCGCCCGCCGCGGTTTCCTTGGCGCGCCTTCAGTCAAAGACGTCCTCGGTCCTCAAACCGGTAAGGGCTTCGTTGACTTCACTCGTCAGCTCAAGAGCTACTCGCTTCAGCGCGCTATCATCGAGTCTCCTCGCATCAATATCGAAGATCTTCGCTTCGCGGCTCACCGCCAAGAGCAACTTCGTGCGATCATGGATCTCCTGAAGCAATCGACCCGGTTTAGCTGGGAAGAGCGTTACCGCGACGAGTACGACCGCCTCTGCGGCTTCTACATCAACTGCGCTGCCACCGGCACCAGTACTGGTGTGGCTAAGACTGTTGCCACGACCGCGGTTACCGGTCTGACCGCTTCTGATGCCAATATCAGCAACAAGGTCCTCGACGGCGTGTACTTCAAGCTCGTTCGCGCTGGCGCTGGCATCAAAGCCTACGGCCGCGAAAACGGTCGCCCTGTGTTCGGCCTCGTGCTCAGCTCGGAAGCCTCGTACGCGCTCCAAACCGAAGCTGGTTTCCGTGACGACGTGCGCTACAACAGCGCCAAGGTTTCGGATCTCATTGCTCCGCTTGGTGTCGAGAAAGCCTTCCGCGGCTACTACCACTTGGTTGACGACCTCGCTCCGCGCTACACGTTTTCTGGCAGCTCGTACGCCCGCGTTAATCCGTACACCCTCAACACCGACACCGGTGTTATCGAACCCAACAGCGCTTACGACTCCGCTCTTTACGAGGCCGCGTACGTGCTGCACGAAGAGGTTATGGAAGCGTTGATCCCCGAACCAATTAGCGGTGTTGCTGGTCTCCAGTTCAACCCCGTTAACTACAAGGGCGACTTCCGCTGGACCAATATCCCGAACGAAACCACAAACCCAGACGGTACAATTGGTTTCTTCCGCGGTATCCTTGCTGCTGCCTCGAAGCCGATCAAGACCAACTTCGGTTACGTGATTATCTTCCGACGCACAAGCCCGACTCCTGCTGCCTAATTAACCTGCTAGGGGGTTCCCAATAAGGGAACCCCTTAGCACTTCCCCTTTAATACTATGCCTACTCTTGACGACATCCCAACTCTTGCTCCGCTCACTCCAACAGGTGACGACCTGCTTCCAATCTTCGACGTGACAGCCGACAGCTCGTCTCACATCCGTAAGGTTGCTTTGAACCAGATCAATGGTCTTAGTGCTTCAGATGCTGCTGCACCCGCCGTTCTTACAAACGCTGCCCCAATTGCTACCCGCCTTGTAATTAACAGTACCGGTACTACAGCATTGCTTCCTCTTGCATCAGGAGTACTACGAGATATCATTATTATGAATGGTAACAGTGCTTCTGCGCTTACTGTCACTACTGTTAGCGGCACAACCAACATCTTCAGTTCTGCCACAGCTAACGGTGCTGCTGCTAACTCAGTTACTATTCCATTGTCTACGGCTGGTCGTTTCTTGAGTAACGGTACTAACTGGTATCGTGTATCCTAAACCCAACCTGCATCCTGCAGCCTTAACCCTGCAGGATGCTACCCTTTCCTAACACCATGCCTATGTACCTGCCAATCCCAGAAGGTCTCGAAATTCCAGAAACTGGAACCTTTGATCTAGTGACCACTTTCGAGAACCGCGAAGGTCAACTTTATCCTATTGCCGTTGACGGAATTCCGTTCCCTGAAACCGAAGCCGAACCCGAAGCCGAACCCGAAGCCGGAGCCGAAGCCGAAGTTGAAACAACAGCCGAGGTCGAAGGCGCTCAGGCACCAGACTCTTTCATGGCCGCTATTGAAAACGCCATGAAGAAAAAACAACAACAACCTAAATAACACTATGAAGACCACAGCATTGGGTATCTTGACAATTGTTGCCACGCTCGCTAATGTCGGCGTGCAAGTCCTTAAAGGTGGCGCACCTGATTTTATGGCTGCGTTTGCCGCGGTAACCGCCGGGGTCGGCCTCATTAAAGCTCGCGACAACAAGTAATGACTACAGACCAAGGCAAGGACTTTCTACACGGCGTAGCCGGTACGGTAGCCCCTGCTCTTGGGGTCGTTACTTCGTTTCAAGAGCAGCTGGAATGGGGTTTGCGCATGACCTCACTGACGATTGGTATTGTCGTGGGGCTGCTTTCCCTGTTCCGACTGCTTAAGAAATTCTAAATAGGTCAAGTGTAGCACGACCTACAATGTAGATCCTAAACATGAGCACCATTGGAATCTGTATTGGCCACAGCCGTTCCGGCGATAAGGGTGCTGTCAACACAAAAGGTGCAAGCGAACACGTCTTCAATAGCGAAATTGGGCACCTTACCGCCGATTTGCTACGAAAAAAGGGATACACAGTGCATGTTGTTGACGAATATAAGGGGGGTTCCTACTCCAGTGCCATCTGCTGGCTATCGGACCACCTTGCAAAACTCGGCGTAAATGTGGCAGTTGAGCTGCACTTTAACTCCGCCGGACCATTTGCAGAGGGTCACGAATGGCTGCACTGGTACCGCAGCACAAAGGGGCAGCGTCTGGCATCCTGTTTCAATCACGCTTTTAAGGAATCCTTTCCGGACGCCAAGGTTCGCGGTGTGAAGTCCGCTGATAAAGAGGATAGGGGTAGCTTGTTCTTGCGTGTTACCCGTTGTCCAGCGGTTATTCTTGAGCCTTTCTTCGGTTCCAATAAGTCCGAAACGGACTTTTATACAAAGAATAAGTCCGAGCTTGCGTCCGCGTACGCTAGGGCTTTATCTGATTATCTTCAATAAAACACAGTTGACAAACGCGCTACTATTTTATAGTGTATAGGCCGTGAGCGCGCCTCAATACGACCTTTCTATTTCTTGCGGCGAGGACTTCAACTTCACGTTGCGAGTCCTTGACGCCTTTGACGATCCAGTTAATTTTGGCGGATCTACTTTTATTGCAGAGATCCGCGAGGAGCACAAGAAGCCCCTTATTGCAGCCTTTACTATTACTAGTGAAGGCAACGGCACACTCAAGTTTGCCTTAACAGACACCCAAACAAAGCTCATTAGCCCCACTCGAAAGTACAAGTGGGACTTCTTTTGGACCAAAGCTGGTGTAACAACTAAACTTCTTTACGGCAGCGTGACTTCTGTAGCGAATATCAGTAATCTATAATGGCCTCTAACGAAACACCAAAGTATAAGCTGTCTGTAGTTGAAGGTACAGAGCTTCAGTTGTCACTCAGCGGTCCTGCTGGTCCTGCTGGTCCTGCTGGTCCTGCTGGTCCCGACGCAATTACTGGCAAGACAATCTACGTTGACACAAACGGAACAGACACAAGAGGATCGTTAAGCCAGTACAGTATTTCCGTGCCGTTTGCCACTATTGGCGCAGCTATGGCTGCATCAGTAATCGGTGACACAGTGCGCGTCCGTGCTGGCAGCTATACTATCGCACAAACAATCATCCTTAATGGCGAGGGCAACCTGCATCTTGAAGAGGGAGCCTTTGTTACGTGTAGCTTTACTGCTGGTGGTCCTGTATTTTCGCTAACCGCAAACGAATCCAAATCAATTAGCGGAGGTGGTCAGTTTATCATAACAGGAAACACAGCCACATTTTGGCAGCAATCTGGAGGCGGCCTGCAAACTCAACTGTGCTCAGTTGAATGCGCCACCATAAACACACTGAATGCTGCGACAATTTTTAATGTGTCAACTGGAGTTCTAATTGTAAATGCTGAAACTGTTTACGCTCTGGCTTCTACCATAATTAACTGTGCTGGCACAAGCAGCAACCTACACTACGCTGTAAAGTTTACATACTGCTCGCGATTTGCACATTTCCCAACTTCTGGATCACAGGCGCAGATGTCTTGCGACTGCTGGACAATCGCGTGTTACGGTCTTAAATGTTTTGAGATTGTTGGTGGTACGGTTGCAGCGAAATACGAATCATTGTCAGACTACGGCAATAACTGTACGTTCTTCTCGTTGGAATATGGAAATAATTCCACCACAAATACGTTGATAATCAGAGGCGGTAGGGCCATGACGTATTCATTAAATCCGTGTATTAGATTCACCACAACAACGGGACCCAATAAAATTGTTCGCCTTATTGGTGATCCGTTTTTCTATACTAATGGAGGGAATTCTATTACTGCGTTCAGCGCAAAAACTGTTTTTTCGTCATTTGCAAGCTCGAATAAACCAGTTGGTGAAAATGTTAATATTACAGGAACTTATTCCGTAAATGCTGGATTCATCTCTTAACACTACCAATAACCCTTGATTAAACCCTAACCTTTATATAGACTCCTATTATGACTGACACAATCCTTAAACAAAATGCCGGACGCGGTGGTGCTGTAATCGTGAGCGGAACATCGCAAGCCATCCCAGCTGGCGCATACAGCCATTTTTATGTCCTCGTACCAATCCAATTTGTGGTTCTCCCAACAGCGGCAGAGATGCCTCTGCTTACTGGTTTGACTACTTCCGTTGTTTTTGATTACGGCACAACCCTTAATACTCCTCTTGTGATCGGCGCATCATCGCCCGCCAGAGTTACCGGAACCGCTATCTTCTATAGAGCCCTCTAATCTCTAATGGCCACACTGGACGACATTAACACCTTGCCGGAAGCCAGATTTCTTACTCTGGACGACAAGATGGCTATTGCCGAACAGAATGATCGTCGCTCGCCAAAGCGTATTAACGTTGGCGACCTGAACAACTTGTTCCAGACAACCAACGCAGCAAGGGGTCAAGTTAGTGTGCAAGGCAACACGACCCCCACTGATATTGTCACGGCTGGCGTCTTCTATGAGGCTGGCATCAATGGTGTGCTTGACACAACAACTGTTGTTAACTTTGTTGCTACAAACAATAACCGCATCGGGCTCCGGTACACTGGCTCCGACACCAGAGTCTTCTGGTTCTATGGCAGCTATGACGGTGTTGCTGGCAACAACCAGATGCTGGCTATCCGCCTTGCCAAAAACGGCACCTCCATACCGGAAACTGAATGTCGCGCCTTTACTGCCAGCAACTCTCAGGAAGCCAAACTGGTAAGCTCATGGATGATTACTTTGTCCACTAACGACATTGTCTCGCTTGTCCTTGCTAATCCCGATCACACAACAGATATCACAATCAAACGCGCCAGACTTGTCGCAAACGCTATTTCCTAATGGCAATATCACAGCTACCACAGGCTCCGTACAGGCAAGACCGTAAAGTATTTATTACGCCGCTTGTAAGCGACGTATTATTTAGCGAGGTGCGCGATTGCAATCGCGCGGCCATTCCAGATTATGGAACCCCGCATCCTAACTCTAGTAAGTGGCCCAACCACAAGTTGGTATTCGTAAAGCCCGTTGACATTGAGCGCAACGAGATCTTTGAATTTTTCTACGCGGCCGACCGCGAGAACCAAGACCTTTACAATTTCCAGTACTCGCAAGGTGACCTTGTCCTTACACGCACTTATATAATTCCTAGAGATAGTCTTGAGGATTTCCAAGAGCCAGCCATTGGTACCGTAGACAGCCAGTTTCCTGACTACAGGTTCGCCTCGCAGCGTGTTCAGCGGGTCGAGGACAAAGAACTAGACTCCCTTTACGTGGCTGTACAGCGCGTGTACTCCATTAAGGGTACCATTATTGCTGCCGATTCCGAAACAAAAACGGGCTTTAGAATTAACCGCACCACCACCATTGGCAACTTGGCCTTAACCGGGGGTAACACAAGCAGCCGTTACGACGAGAAGGGCTGGACCAATCAGACCGAGTCCGTAACTATTACTGGCGGCAAAACAATAACCACCGTAGACCAAAAGCCCTTTGTAAAGATTCAAAGTGATACTGTGGTTAGCAGTGCCTCTTCGGTCCCCAGTACCGGAACCGGAAGCAGCCGTCTAGTTTACGACAACGGCACTACAAAAGTTTACGAGAACGTAACAGACACAAGCTCTGCAAGAACCGGTAGCGCTGGCGTTGAGAAAGAGGCTAGGCCCTACGCGAACATAACGACAACTAAAAGCTATAGCACCGACAACAATGTAACGACCCCTACTGGTTCAGCACAGGTTATATTTAACGACGGCAAAACTGTTGTATACGAGAAAAGCTTAGTAACCGCGGTGGCCAAGCAAGGCAATGCCGGACAGGAAAAAGAAAAGCGCCCGTACG